AGAGAAGTAGCCTTAGGTGGAACAACTTCTGGCAATTATCATGCCGGTTCTGTATACCCCTCAAGAACAGCTGGTACTATTTCTTATGGTACTATGCATGGTTATTCAAAGGGTCCCCCTCCGATGAACGTAGGCATTGAGGAGATTCCCGCATATAATATTGATGATATCCCACCTAACGATGAGGATGTAGTCATAAACTTACGCCGCTTGATTGCCGCTATACATGGTGAGCAAGAGGAAGAAAAAAATGAATCTTAAGATAGGATTTAACAAACTCGCGAGAATAGAGAATATTGTTTGGTTAAGAGTAGTCTAAGAAATGTTAAAAAATCTTACCGCAACCAGTGGAACTGTCAAATTGTTGAGAATACATATAATAAATGATGCCCGCTGGTGTGTAACTTTTACACCTAACGATATATTTATGAACTAGCATTTCAAAAGTGGGATGAGCATGGGAACAAATTTATATCAAGAAGCAATCGCAGAAGCTAGACAGCTACGAGAAATGGCTGAGCAAAGTGCGAAGAACAAGATTATTGACGCTGTAACACCCAAGATACGAGCTCTTATCGAAAGAGAGCTTTTAAGCGAAGAAGATCTAGAGCTTACTGACGAAGATATGGCTGCACTAGATGCCGTACCTGCGCCGGAAGAGCCAGGTGACATCGGAGCCGACGCCGGCTTAGATGCAGAGGGTCCTATGACTTTAGATCTAGACGCAATGGGTGGAGCGGAAGTAGAATTACCGACGATGGACGTTGATGCACCGGGTGAAGAAACATCTTCAACCTCAGTGAGCATTCCGCCAGGCGTCGACATGGATGTTGAGATTGGTGCAGACGGATCAGTTGTTGTTGATACCGGAAGCGTTGATCTTCACGTAGGTGGAGCCGAAGAAGGCGGAGAAGATGAAGATATTCTTCTCAGTCGTCAGATGGCAGAAGCTTTAACAAGTCTTTTGCAAAATGAGCGAAAGGCCTCAACAAAGCTGAACAGAGTTCAGCGGCTAGAAAGGAACGTTCGAAAGTTAAGCCGTATTTTTGAACGTGTCAATATCAGCAAACTAAATACCTCCCAACGAGCGATTATTCGTAAAAACTATACGAAGTTACTCAGGGAAGCATTCAGTTTGTATAACGATGCAATACTTACTGAAGGAGAATCAGATAAGTTGGGCCTTCGCAGGCGTGCAAGATCAATACTTAAGGAGATGAAACAAATGGCTTATAAGAAGAAGGACCTCTTTAGCGTTCTAAATCTATTCGAGGCTGAAGAGAAGGAAGAAGAAGCAGGACAGAAGGAAGAGCTCGACGAGCTCGACGCTGTTTTGACTCTAGAGCCTGCAGATGACGAGGAAGCGGACGAGGTTGACGCTCTTCTTGGCGATCTGGATCTAGAGTTATCAATTGAAGAACCCGGCGACGGGGAAGAAGAAGCAGGTGATGAAATGGATGCCGGCGCTGAAGAGGGTGGTGAAGATGAATTCGCTCTCGAAAGTGATGGTATTGCTATTGACGTTGCCGTTTCTGACGATGACGAGATGGTTGAGATTGACGAGTCCATGCTCCGTCGTGAACTACGCCGTATGCGTAGAATTCGCGAGGATGGTGGTGTTGATGCCGCCGTACTTGACAATTTTGGTGATGGGTCCGAAGAAGGAGATTCTTTCGTTGATGTAAGCGAAGATGATCTATTAAATGCCCTTGCCGATGAGTTAGGTGATGCAGAAGGTACTCCCGAAGCAGGTCCACGACCCGCTGGCGGCGATGCAATGCCAGAAAGCTTTCGTCGACGTCTAGCTGCTAAGCGCCGCTCGCGTGCTAGAACAAAGAATACCAGAGTAAATGAGAGCCGTAAGAATCGAGCTCTTTCTCGACAGTTAGTTGAATATAAGAAAGCGGTTGGATCCCTCCGCGGTCAGCTTACTGAAATGAACTTGTTTAATGCTAAATTACTTTATGCAAACAAGCTCATGCAAAACCGTAATGTTACGCCTAAGCAACAGCGTGCCATTGTCGAAGCCCTTGATAAGGCCAAGACACTTAGGGAAGCCAAGTTGCTATATCAGAGCCTCACTGCTTCTCTCAAGAAGAGTTCGACTAAGGGTCGTTCTTTAACTGAGAGTCGCGCATTGCGCGGTGGCTCATCTTCCAAATCAACCCGATCCGCAGGGGTCAAGAGTGGTGTTGAGGTAGATCGTTGGGCAGTACTTGCTGGAATTGGTGACAAGTAAGTCACTATCCAGCTTTGACACAACGATATTAAATCAATAAGGAGATACAAAATGTCAAAGTCTTTTAGTTTAGAACAACTAACCGAAGGCATCAGAGCACGTCATCTCGGCACTCAGAACCGACGGTTGGTTGAAAAGTGGAGCCGCACAGGGCTTCTCCGTGGACTCGATGGTGTAAACCGCGAGAACATGGCATGCATGTTAGAAAATCAGGCTTCGCAGGTCCTTCGTGAGCAGAACACGCTTTCGAATGGTACTTTCGGATCCTCCGGTAATGTTCGTGGTTTTTCGAATGTTGCTTTCCCAATTGTTCGCCGTGTATTCGGTGGACTTATCGCTAACGACCTTGTTAGCATTCAGCCAATGAGCCTTCCATCAGGCCTCTTATTCTATCTTGACTATTCATATGGTTCAGATGTGGGTGATAGCTATTCGGATGGAGATTCTCTCTACAACGCACCTGGCGGAAAGGGAGTCCAAAGTGGTTCCTTAGCTTCTGGCGGTCAGTATGATCTTGCTGGTTCTGGTTATTCCAAGACCCATGTAGATTCTGGACTCTTTTGGGATACCGATGCTTCAGACAGTGGTGGTACAGCTACAATTGAGGCTATCACAGCCCAAGGTGCACACGCCGGCGGCGTTCTTGCAACTGATAACAACCTCACCACTTCTGGTGCTGATGGTCGTTTAATCGGTTTTGATCCAGAGCTTTCGAAGCGTATTGATGAAGATAGTGAATACTGGACATGCATATTCGTACCCCTTGCTAACCTGTCCAATGCTGATCTAAGCATGGTCAAGGATATGGCACTTGGTGGTACAGCTGCCTTGCTTGATAGCATTCCGGCAGGAATGCAAACTGGTGATGCTATTAACCTTCGCCGCTTGAATGAACTTGGTACCCATGATGGATCCTCATTCACCTCAAATGCGTTGGTAACAGTTAGTACTTCGAATGCAGTTCTTAAGGCTGTTGTCAAGAAGGCTGCCGAGACAGGTGATGCTGTAAACGCTACTGATGAGATCACAATGTCTCATGTTAGAGCTTCTGCATTGAATGTCGACTCAGACCAGGGTGATACCTTGGTTATGCCTTCGTTCGAGTCAACAGCACTCGATGGAACTGCTCCATCAATCCCAGAAATCGATATCAAGATTGAAGCTCTTGCAGTAACAGCTCAGTCTCGTAAGCTCAAGGCCAAATGGTCCCCAGAGCTTGCACAGGATCTTAACGCTTATCACAGTCTTGACGCTGAGGTTGAGCTTACACAGATTCTTTCTGAGCAGATTGCTCTTGAGATCGATCGCGAAATCCTTAATGACCTACTCACCCAGGGTAATGGCGCAAACCTTTATTGGTCACGTTCCCCAGGCAAGTTTGTTAATAAGGAAACCGGTGCTGAGGTTTCCAGTACGTCTTCTCTTACTCCTGGCCCTTCCTTCACTGGTACGGTCCGCGAGTGGTATGAGACTCTTACTGAGACAATCATCGACGCCGCTAACACAATTCACCGCAAGACTCTTCGGGGTAGCGCTAACTTCATCGTCGTAGGACCTGATGTTGCTACAATCCTTGAGTCTTCAGTAATGTACAGACCTTCCTATAGCCTTGATGGCGACGGACAGGTCGGTGCTCCGATGACAATTGGTGCTGATAAGGTTGGTACCCTTTCAAATCGTTTTACGGTTTACAAGGACCCATACTTCCCTCGCAACAAGATCCTTGTTGGATACAAGGGTGGCAGCTATCTTGAGACCGGTTACGTTTACGCTCCGTACGTACCACTCATTGTTACCCCAACTATCTTCCAGCCAGAGGACTTCACCCCACGT